GTAAACACTTCTGTTCCTAGGTTGTATGTGCACCGACCCGATTGTTGTGATTAGGCTGCTACAGCGTAATCAGCACCTACGAAAGCCATAAGGTCTTCGAAGGTCATAGTTGACATTTCGTCATTTATTGTTTTGTACAGATTTAAAGACATCTAGCACTTCTGTCTACGTGTGATACTATAATTCTCATTGTAATCAATTCCGAGTCACCCCCATATTAATAAATACAAATATACGAAACTTTTATAACAATTCCAAATTAATATCCACTAAATTGTAAATAATTTACCAAATAGAATATTAAGTTTTTCATTTTCTTAGAACCTAATTTTACTGATTTTGAATTTGAGTCTTTAATTGCATCTTCTCCACCAGTCAATCTCCATTCTATATTTACAGCATTATAAAATTCATCTAACGAAAATCTTAGATAATCAGTTTCGTTTACTTCATATATTAAAGCATCATTATCATTTATTCTTTGAATAAAATATCTAACAATATAACCCTGTCTATAATCTTGATAACTTGGAGTTGGTATATGAGATTTAATTGTTTGAGTTTTTATCAAAGGTTTGTTTTCCGATGTTAATAATTCGTGATATTCTATTCTACTAATTCCCATAATATTATTGTTGTTGTCTATATTCTCCTTGAACACGAGTAACCCATTTCATATCCTGTATAGTTTGTTCAACTTCTGTTACTTGGAATAATCCACAAGCTGCATATTTTCTTGGAATTCCAATAATGTTAAAAGTATCTCCTCTCCTTATACCACTCTTTCCGATAATTGTAAACGAATATTTGATAGGTAATGGATGTGATAATCTACCACCACCACTAAGTCTTCTACTCATTGCGTTTTGTTTAAGTACATTCAAAAACTTTTTATCCGTACAACAATACACTTTAAATTTTGCTTTAAATACATCCATTGAATTTAAAAAGTTTGCAAATACATCTTCAGTAAGTAGATTTTCTTCAGGATTCGGAACTACATCAATTTTTTCTAAATTAGATGATATATTAGCTACTACTTGCTGTTTGGCTTGGTCTTCATAAGCTTTAATTTCTTCTTCAATTGCTTTTGATTCTGCATCAATACCTGCCTTTCTAGCATTTATTCGCTTCTCTATTTCAGCCGATTTGGCTTGTATTGTATCTATTTGTTTATTATTTTCTTCAATAGTACCAGGAGCCAATCCAAATGAAACTATTTGAGCTGCATTATTAAGTCTAAGAGCTCCAATTTTATCATTATTTAGTTTTAAAGCGGCAGCTTCTGTTGCATTGGGACCACCTTCTCCTTTTTTTATTAATTCAGCATTTGCCTTATCTCTGTCTATTAATTTCTGCCTTTGCTCTTGTTGTGCAGGGGTTAATGTAGATGCTTGAAATTTATTTAATCTTTTTTCAGCTGCAGTTTGCTCAACGCCAGATGTACCACTTGTTCCCGATGTACCAGATGTACCAGTTCCTCCGTTATTTTCGGCAACCCCATTTGGTTTTACATAACCTGTCATAAATCTATCAGGCTTACCATTGAATATAGATGGATAGTTAGGTGCACTTACTTCTATGTTTGCTTGTGATGGGTTTGATGATAAAGATAATCTTTTTGATATTATTTGTTGCGTCATAGAACCCGGTATATCGATACTTAAATCAGCTTGTAAAAATTTAGATTTTTCACCACTATGTACAAATTGAACAGGGGTAGACGTATTTTTACCAACCCAATTTTCATCAATTATGGTATATACAGTTGTATCTTTACCATCTACTTTTGCTTTTTTCTCAACTATTTGAAAATTCCAAAACGAATCCACAGCTGCACTCATTTCATTTAATAATGATTGTAATACATCACGCATTGTTTTATTTGCATCTGATAATTCTTTTTTAAGTAATTCAAAATTTAAATATAAATTTTCTAACTTACCCCAATAGTATGGTTCTTCGCTATACTTACCAGTTAATGCTTCGGGTTGTGCAAATGAAATAGAATATATTGAATTATTTATAAGAGGTGTAGTATCTTCATTTAAATCCGTTAAGTTTTGCTCCATAAAGAATTTACTAAAATCAGGAATAAGTCCAGGTATTATTAAAGCTTCAGGTTTAATTGAATATATACCTTTAAATGCACCAATATGTACATCTGCAATATCAATTATTACATTAACATTTCTACCCGCCAACTCAATGGATTCTATTCCAGAGTTTTCGTTTAATATTGATACTACTTTACCAAATCTAACATATCTATTTTTTGAAAACAACTTTTCTTTAGGTAATGGTAACCCACCATCCAACATAATTTCAGTTGCATCTATTGTAAAATTAGAAACAGTCTGCCCCCCACCGGCTCCTGCTGCTCCAGATGTTCCAGCCGTTCCTGATGTTCCTGTTGCAGCTGGTGGTGTTGATGGTTGTGGTTGTGGTGGAAATGTCTTAAGTGTAGCACGTTTACCAGCTGCAGTTCTTTCATTACCCTTGTCATCTTTTAGATATTCGTATGAAATTCTTGTTTTATATGCTTCATCTATTTCAGCTTGAGTATATCCTGCCTTTATTAATTCTTCTTTTGTTCTTGTAGTGTCAGCTTTTACAAGATCTGTTGCTATTTTATTTAATCGTTCCCATTGTACTTGTGGGTCATTTTTTATAGCATTTTGTTCCTGTCCAGATGTTTTTGTTTTTGGTTGTTGAATTTCTTCTTTTTTTATTTCAGTACCATCAACCTTTCTACCATCTCTCCAATTTGATATTTGATTATCAATAACAGGATCAAAATTTATAAAATCTGCACTAGTCCAAATGTTATCTTTTGTTTTAAATAACATATTTTTTACAAAAGAAGTTTGTCTTATCTTTGGTAATTCATTATACATTTTTTTAAAACGTCTTTCCGCTCTTTGGTCAGCTGCTTCCAAATTTAGTTCGGATACACCAAATGGTGGTGATGCTGCCTTATTAGAAACTTTTCCATTTACAATTGGTTCTATACTATGTTGTGATTGCAAATATGTTGGTAAGCCCGGTGCTCCTCTCAACTTTATAGACATATCAAATACATCTCCATTTGAACTAACACTACCACCAACAATAAATCCAAAAAATGAATCATACTCACCTTTAGATTGAATTCGTTTATTATGTAATGTATCTTGGTCCAAATTGTATTTACCAGTATCAGAAACAATAGTAGATGCATTTAATGGTATCAACCCACTAACGCCATTATCGGTATTCCATCCATATTCTATTAAAAGAGAATAACCGGGCTCCATTAAATAAGCTTGTAATGTTTCAACTTGTGCTAAAGTAAATGCTGTTAATTTTAAATCACAATGTCTTGATATTTGGTCTTTACCTTCTTTTACATTTATAGCCGTTACTATTGGTGATGGTTTATACGGAGTATCTAATACCGTTGGGTCTATTGCATATACAGGTTTACCATCCCAACTCATACCAATTGCACCACTGTGTGTAGAATCTCCGTAAAATGATGCTTGAGCTACTCCAGCGGCAGTAAACAATTTCCAATCAGGATTTGATGACATTACTAAGCCATTACCAGCACCAGATATTATCCTAACAAAACAATTTAATTTTGATGTTTCAATTGAATCCGTTTGCTGTATTCTTTCTACTATTTTAGGATTTATATTAGTAAGTTGAGGCCACATCTATTATATATTAGTTTGATTATTTACAATTTCTATATATTGTACCGGTATTCTAAGTATAGTACCATCAGGAAAAGAAAACTTTGCATCATGTATATTATTTGCTGCTGCTATAATCCACCAAAGTGATGCATGTCCATAAAAATAATTAGCTAGTGTATCCAATCTATCACCAGTTTCAGTAGCAACATAAACATCAGTTTCTCTTAATGGTATGTTTGGATATCTTTTAGTTTTATATACAATTCTACCATCCGTAGTTTTTTTAGTATCATTTGTTTCATATCTACTTCTCATATTATCCTATATTATCTATATTAGGTGTAAATGGATTAGCCACAACATCCACTTTAGTAACAAAACTTAAATCAGGTCCTGATTTTTCTTTTCCAAGTCCATCATACGGAGTACCATCTCCAAAATACAATTTACCAGTTTTCTTTTGTCTATAAACTGGTCTTGATTTGGTTTGTCCTAGTGGTGTGTGGAATATATTTGCTTTTTGTAATTTAAATTGTTTTTGTACAAATAATGCTTCCTCTGTTGAATCTTGCGGATATGGGTCTCCCTGTTCTTGTTGATTTTTTTCAGATTCGGGTTTTAATGGGTCAGCTGCCACATCGGGTTTATTTGTTGATGTGAATTGTTTATCATTTTGTTTACTATCAACATTATTGTAAGTTTCTTTAAATCCATACATTTTACTTCCAAGTTCAGTATTATCTAATTTACCATCGGAATCAACTTTTTGATTATATGTATTTGATTTTGCTTCAACGAATTTCAATGTAATTGTAACTTCAACAATTGTTGGTAATCTATAATTTTGTAGGTCTTTACCATTTAGTCCTACTTCCCAAGGATAGTTATCATCTATATTATAAGACATGTTTTCAATAAAACATTCCTTATTTCTATACATATCACCCAATGTAAATTTCAAAAATGGAGCACTTACAGCACCAGTGGCAGACATATAACTTTGAGGATAGCATAATGAAGATAAATAACCTAACTTAGACCAACATGCTTTATGTTCTAATCCAGTTAGAGAAAATACTTTAAATGAAAATTGTACAGTTCTCTCAATACTTTGATATGTATAAAAGTTAAATGGAGCTCCAATAAATCTACTACTATCCCAAGATGGTGAAAATTGTTCACTCAATCCAGTAATAGTACCTCTAAATATTACAGATGTTCCTGTGGCTACTGACGTGAATTTTAATGGTACAAAATCATTTTCACTATTTACATCTGATGTTTCTCCATTGTAGGGATATGCTCTATTTTTATTGTCTCCAAACGTACCTATTCCAAGTGTTGTTCTATCGGTTTTACGTGGTACTTTTGAATATTTCCAAACACCATTAGTTTCACCATCAATGTAATTTGATTCCGCTTGGTTTTTTTCTTTTAAAAATCTAGCTTTTCCTCTTTTCTTTTCATCTGTTTCACCACTAAATTCTATTATGTATTTAGTTGAAAGGTCATTTCTTTGTTCTATATCAGTATCAGTTACTGTATATTCTTGGTTTGCAAAGTTTAATGGTGGGTTTCCAAACTGTCTTACACCTTTTACAACATCAGTATATTTTTTTAAAGATGAGTATCTAAGAAAAACAACTTGACTTTGTTGTAATTCTTTAGCCATTTGTTGTGCTTTATCACCACCCTTTGATAAAATCTTTACTAATTGATTTGATACAAATTTTTTTGCCTGTTGTTGTGCTATGTTTAATCCTTGCCCAATAACAGCTTGTTTAATTTGGTCAGGTGTACCAGTTGCGTTTTTTGCTAAAAATGATGCTAATTTAGTTCCAGATGAAAATGCTTTTAAATTTGCTAATGTTTCATGAACTCGATATTCTTCATTGAAGCCAGGAACTTTAGCTGTAAATGCTGGACTTGCAACTATTTTAGATGGGATTAATACATCCGGAAATAAAGAACCTAATGTATTTTTTATAGCTGCACCAGCTTTTGTTATTGCACTCTTTGCGTTAAATGTTGATGGTACTTTTAATAATCTAGAACCACCAAATTGTACGGCTTCCCCAACAGTATCACCTACTACTCTAGCAGCAGTTGCTACCAATCCCCTACCACCAGTACCAGCCTTCATAGCTTCTCCCAATGATGTATTTTGGGATGAAATTCTTAGGATATCAGTACCATATAATACGGCTGATGAAAAATTAGCAAATGGAAGTAATCCAACCAATTCACTTTCAACTCTAGTTTCTGTAAATCTTTCGGTAGCTTTCCCTAATCTTATTTTATTTATAAGTTTAACAGATGAAGCATTAAGTAAAGGACTTATTGTTGATATCTGAATATCTTTACTATTTCTTACAGCAAATGCCTCTTGTGGTGTTTTACCCTCAAGTCTATCGTATTTTTTGTTTCTAAATAATTCTTCTAAAGTTGGCATTTAATTATCTTTTATTGTAATGCAAAATTATTTCTAGTACTATTATCCACAGTTCTAGTCACATTTGCAGTAACCTTATCATTATCCATATAAACTCCTATTTTACCACTTGCCATATCCGCTCTAACACCTCTAAATTCGCTTATCAATGCGTTTATCATACTATTGTTAGATGATGCCATAGGTGATACCGTTTGAGTTGGTTGTGATTGTGTTGACTTTGAAAATAAATCAGTACCAGCTATTACCGAGTCTTTATTATTAAGTTGTATCGCACCTTCAGGTCCCATTAGAGTTCTACTACCATATCCACCACTACCACTACCAGGTGAAAATACGTCATCTCCTTTTGAAAATAATGAACTAATACCAGCAAACATCAATCCAACTGTTGCGGCTGCAAGTGCTAAACCCACACCAAATGGAATTTTTGCTAAAGAACCCCAAATACTAAAACCAGCTTTTTGTCCTTCAACCATAGCTTCCTTTTGTGTTGCAGCTGCCTGTTGTCTTGATAGCATAAGGGCTTTAATTTTTGCTGCAATTAAAAACCCAAATGCAACAACTATTGCACCAATACCAATTGCCATAGCTGCAGCGTTTTCTTGCATAAATTTAAATCCCTTACCAATCTCTCCAATTACAGTTAATATTGTAATTAAAACACCACCCAATACATCAAATATAGGAGTTAAATTACCACCAACGGATTCAACAATACCAGCAATTCTATCTTGAATATCCGTCATTACTCCTGCTATCTTTTGTTCTTTTGCCAAAGCCTCTGCTTTCTTTTTAAGGTCCTCATCACTTAACTTACTTATATCTACACCACTTTCTACTAATTTATTTGCTTTATCTAATTGGTCACCACTTAATTTACCCAATTTATCTCTAACTCCCAATTCTCTTACAATATCTTCAACGGATTTTCCCGCTGCCTTTGCTAATTGCTGTTGTGTAAAATAATCTTGCTTTCTAAAATCTCCACTTCTTTGAATCTGATTTAATATTTCATCATTTGCATCTGCTATTTTTCCTTCATACGCAAGTGCTCTAGCTCTATTTAAATTAAATTGTCCTCCTACAAAAGTTGCTGCCGTTAATTCTTCTTCAATACTACTTTCAAAATTTAAAAGTTGTTCAGATGTTTTGGCCATATCTTGTAGAGTAGTTCCAAGCATTTTAGCTTTTGCTGCTTGAGCAACAAACAATTGAACATTACCCTTCATGTGACTGGATAATACTCCGGAACTTTTTGCCATGTCCTGAAATAATTCTTTAGCCGATATACCGGCTTCGGATGCAAGTGATGCAGCTGTTAAGGTTGCATTAGCTGCTGTTTCTTCACTCAATCCTCCGATTTGCTCAAACATGGATGATACTTTTGCGCTATCTCCCGCCGCAATACCCATTCTTGTGTTTAGTATAGAAAGTGCTTTAACAGTTTTTTCAGAAAAGGTAAACAAATCACTTTGTGCGTTCGCCATTTCATTCATTACATCATAAGCATCTTTTGCAGTAACGCCTAATTTTCTATAAGCAACTACAGTATGGTGAACAGTTGCATCTATCTCTTTAGTCATTTTAGCAGTAAAACCGGTAGTTTTTCTGTAATCTTCTGCAGCTGCATCTAATTCCATAAATGCATGCAAACCTGCTCCTAAAGCGGCTACCACTAACATCATTCCACCAAATGCAAAACCAGCTTTCATAACAGCTTTACCCAAATCCATAGCACCAGTTACAGCATTTCTTATACCTTCTGGTAGATGATGTGCTTGGTGTGCTATTTGATGCTGTAATTCATGTATTCTTTCATGTTTTTTAACTACTTTTTCCTGATACTTTTCGAGAATAATCATACTTTGTATTTCATCCTCGCTGGCACCTTTCATTCTTTTTCTTACAGATTCTTCAATAGAAACCGCTTCATTCTTTTTATGATGATGATTTACCATTTTAACAAGGCTATTTGCAGAAGCTTCTTGTTGGTCAATTATTTTTTGTAAAGCTACTCGCTCTTCATCTGTTGCGGTTAATTGCTTTTTTTTATTTGCTGCTATTTGAAAGCTTATACTTGAAAAAGCGGTTATTTCTTTATTATTACCTTTTAATCCGTGTTGTATATCTTTTTCTAACTTATCAAAAATACTTAAAGTATCAACTATTTCTTCTTGTTTTTTCTTTTGATACTCTAATTCTTTTGTTACCTTTTCAATTTCAGTAAGCTCTTGTTTTTTTAATTTAATCAGCTCATGCTCACTATCAATTTGTTTTTGAAGTTTTTTTGCATTTTTTTCATTAGACACGGCTTGTCTTTTCAAAAGCTCATCAATACGTTTTTGAGCATCTTCTATTTTATTAAGAGCATCTAATTGTTTTTCGTTATCTTCAGCCATTTAGAATTATATATTAGGGCCCACTAATCCTTTTTCTACTGCAATTTTCCAAAGGTCAGGGTGTTGTTTTTTTAATCTTAATAAAATTGGAAGTTGGCTATCAACCAAATCTTTCATTTCTTTATCAATTTTTTTCAATACAGGATCATTATCTATTACTTTTTGTAATGGTTGTGGTTTCTTTTTACCAAACCAACCCCAAAATTCATTTAATTTGGATTCTGATATTTTATACTTTTTCATAATTAATATAGTTTAACATCTATAAATATCCTATAAATAAAAAAGTTAGGATTATCGTCTAACCCTAACTTTTGATGCTGATTTATTTCCCTTTTCTACCTCATCATTTTCTTTTTTCTTTGCATCAGCTAATTTATTATAATAAAACATTCTTAGTCTGGTTGGCATTTGGTACAATTCCATAACAGTAAATCCATTACCATAGTGTACCATATCAAAAATTTGAGTGTGTAAATCTATACTATGACTCGGTGGTAGGCCAAAAAAAGTTTACTCCCAAAGAGATAGGCGCCTCCTCCACCTCACCATCTATATGGGTATATTGTAATTTCATATCCATATCCGGTGAAATATTTTTAACATAGTCTCTAAATGCTCTGCTATCCATCGCTCTCATATTATTAACAAATCTAGTAATATGACCAACTTCAGAGTTACCATCCACCGATTTAATCATATATCTTAAACGAGTTGTAATATCAGATGATAAATCTTTATTTAATTTCTTAAGAGCTTCGATTTCTTTATCAATTTCTCTTTCATCGCCATGTGTTAGTAATTTAAATACAATTTTATTTTTTCCATAAGGTGTTACATATTCTAATTCATTTTTATTATCAAAAAGTGACATATCAACTTCTTTAGTTTTAACTTGTGTTAAATCTGATTTTACTTGAACACTTTCTCCTAATTTAGCTGAATAGAAGCTAAAATCATACTCAGGTCCATAACCTAATACTCTTGTTGCTAAAAGGATTGCGTTCTTATCACCAATTATAATATCGTTTGGATTAATTTTATCTACTATAATAGATTCGAATAGTTTATCTAACACAACACCTTTTTTGATAAGGTTTGTAGAAGAAAGGATATCTTCTTCCTTTGCTGTCATTAATTTTATTGTAATTCTTCCAGATGATAATGGATTATCTTTTGGATATACCTTACCTTCCGATGGCAAATCCAACACTTCCGTTGGAAAATCATATTGCTTTTCGCTCATAACTTTGTTTATTTTAAGTTTGTATATATAAATACATTAAATTAAAATTTTTAAAAATAAAAAACCCCCACCATTTCTGATGAGGGTTGTCCTTCGGTAGCATCCGTAAGGAATATTTTTTAGAATTCTAACACTGCGTAATCGTAAGTCAATGTTAATGTAATTGTTACAGGCTCATTTGTTGTACTATATGCTAAATCTCCAAAGTTTGCTTGAGAGATAAATGCACCTTTCAATTTCCATTGTTCAATCTTATCACCAACAGGTCCTAATAGGTAAAAATCAATATCTTTTTTATACATTTCTGCATATCCATCTCTACCAGTAATAGATTCGTGTGATAAACGAACCCATTCCATTACTGCTTGTGCTGCTGATGGTACGATTGGGTCATACAAAGTAATCTCCAAATCTTGCCACTCACCTTTACCTTTCAACTTTCTATAAACGTTGATGTGGTCTATTTTTACAGTTTCAAACTGAATTGTTGGGCGGTTAGCCGCACTTACCGTAAATGATGGGATTGCCGTATCGGTCAATTCCATTATATAACGGTTTTTCATTTTTGGTTCGAAGTTCGTATAGAACATCTTATCGAAGGATAGAATATCTGCCATTTTTATTGCCCTTTTATTTAATTATAAATATCTAATTTGTTTGTTTTTATATTATGCTGAGAAACTTGCTCCAGTAGGTAAGATATTGAAATCAATTACTATGAATTCAGCTGTCTTAGCCGGTTGTAAGAAAATTTGTCCCGCCATAATATTTCTATCTATTACATCCGGAGTGTTGTTGGTTTCATCCATCACCACTTTGAATGCGTATAAACCTTGTCTTTGTTGAACTGTCTCCAAATATGGATTAACAGTGTTCAAGAATCTTCCTCTAGTTTCTGAAGTATTTTGTTCGAACACTAAGAAACGAGATGTAGATGCGATGAACTTCTTAACAGTGATAAGTAATCTTCTAACATTGATTCTATCTAAAGCAGATGCTTTATCTTGCAATGTCTTCTGTCCAAATGCTACAATACCTTGTCCAGGGAATGCTGCGATTGGGTTTACTTTGTTCTCATATAGAGTGTCTCTCTCCGCATGTGTTAATCTATTCAATACACTAACTGCTCCTACGATACCACCTCTATTTAAACCAGCAGGTGCGAACCATTCAGCTGCCAATCTATCGTTAGAAGCGTAAACCGCTGGTAACAATGTAGATGGTGGAACAGTTGTAAGTTTGTTAGTATTTGTATCAATTGTTTTAACCCAAGGATAGTAAGTACCAACATAGTTTGAATCAACAGAGTTAGCTTCTTCAGTTGCTTGAGTTATTGAATCTGCGTAATCGTTGAAATCAGCGATATAGAATGCATCTTGTCTTTCTTCAACCATATCAATTACTCTAGTAGTAATAGCTGGGTGTAATCTTCTTACAATACCAGGAGTTGCTACCATATTGATATCATACTCATCAGCGTTTGAAATTGCTGCTATTGCTTTAGTATATGCTACTGAACCAGATGATGTTGAAGTAGAACAATTAAATCCTTGCGTATTACCAGCACCCCATCCATCATCACCAGCTTTTAATATTGGTATAGTTGGATTCATACCATCAAATCCCATTTGGAATCCTAATACAAATTGTCTTTTAACCATATCTGCTGATTTTGAACCAGTCATTACATAAGTTAAACCATTTGCATCAAATGCGAATGCTACGTTAGAACCAGTCTCAGCGTTTGTTGGAATTGGTTTTAAGTAGTTTGCGTTATCTAATTTAACACCATTAGTTTCAAAATCAAATCCACTAAAATAAATTGGAGATGATGCTGTGTTACCTGTTGAGTTAGTTTGGTATGTTACTGCAGGTACTAAAAGTGATTCTGCGTTATTAGTTGCTTTAATTGGGTTTGTATATGCTCCATGTCCGAATGGTGCTGCTGAAATTGGATTTGCTACACTATTAGATGCCATTTGAACTCTCACATATTGTGATTTGTTTGTATAATCACCAAATTCTGTCATTTTACCATCTAAACCAATTGTGAAATATCTATCACCAATTCTTCTAGCGATATAGTTTGGAGAAGCAGGGTCTAAGTTTACATTGTTATATGTTTCAACAACACTCTTTCTCTTATCAGTATCACCGAATGAACGGATTGTTACGGTAAATGTAGAATAATCAGTACCTCCATCTTCACCAGCTGCCTTTACATTAGAAATACCAATTTTAAATTTAGTATTATACAATGTACCATGTCCTAAAGTTACAAATTTGAAAAGGTCATATCTCTCACCACTAATTAATTGTGATTCAACAAACGGAGTTTCTGCCGCTTGTGCATCAAATGCAAAATCTTGTTGAGGTAATACAACTCTATCTATTACAGTATTATGTGCAATAGAACCAGTTGCTGAACCTGAGTAATTAGCTGCTACATTTTCAAAATAATTATAAACATAAGCTGCTTTAGTACCAAGTGGAGATTCGCCAAATACATCGGCTAAATCATTAGGGTCAGTTGGTAATATAGATGCTGATATAATTCCTACACCACTTGCCGATACTACAAATTGTCCGTCCAATGCATCATTACTAACTACAGTTGCTCCTTGAAATCCGTAGTTTTGGAATCCATTTTTTGTAGAGTGTAATACACCAATTAATTTTCTACCTAATCCAGCAGAGCCACTAGCAAAAATTCCTAAAGGTGCGGTTTGTTGGTATCCACCAACTCCACCAACTCTTACGATTGTTGCTACTCCAGCTTCTCTTAAGTAGTTTTGTACTGCATATTCAGTATAATAAGTCCCATCAGGTGTTCCGAATATACTTTCGAATTCTGATTGTGTTCTCACAATGGTTGGAACGAATACAGGTCCTTGCTTAAAAGGTCCTATGAATGCTGCTCCAATTTCACCAATTCCTTGCGCTAAGAAGGATAGGTCATTTTCTCTTGTGAATACGCCAGGTGATACGATTCTTTCTGCCATTTTATTTCTCCAATTTGTGTTTTAAGTTTGTATTTGCTAGTTGTGAAATACAGATATAAATATAAAGAAAATATCCAAAACATAATATAATGCTTTGGATATTTAAACTATACCATTTTTTATATTATTAACGTGCTATTGAACCAGAATTAGAACCAGATGTAGGTGACCAAGGTAAATCTATTTCGTTTACATCTTGAACAACTCCTCTACTAGCTTCAATTGCTTTTTCGATTCTTTCACTAATATGAGGCCAATAGTTTGTTGGGGTAGAACCACTAACGTGATTTTTAATCCAACCTAAAACTTCAGTTTCGGTTAAAGATGAATACTCTATAAAGTTATCAGGATTTACCGAATTTAATGAAAATGGGGTTGCTCCCACAAATGTACCAGATACTCCATCAGAATCATCTGTACCAACGCATTCCCATCTTGTTCCAATAATAACATTTTCTAAATCGTTATTATTTGCTTTTTTTAAGGATGTTATTTTCCAAGTATAATTAATTGCCATTTTGTTATTGTTTAGTATAAATATATTAAATTATAAATTAACTATTATCATGTCTTATTACTGTAAAATTAAAATCTTCACATAATTTCTCTGCTAAAAAATAATTACTACCACTCCATGCATTTAATACCGTTTCAGGAACTTTCCATTCTCCATTTGTTATAATAACATCTGGAATTGCTACTGATTCTCTATTAGGATTTCGATACTTTAATTCATATCTAAGTACACAATCATCGTATTCTAAATCGTATCTTAATAAATTAGTAAAAACAGTATTAATTGTTTTTCCAAATATAATTTTATCTTCTATATGTGTTGTCATTTTATTTTGTTTTATACGTCTTGTAATACTGTTGCTGATTGGATTACGTTTCTTTCTATTAAATCTGCTGCTATCTTTGCTTTTAACAAAGGATATGCTTTTGCGAATATATTATCTCCTTCTAATGAACTAAAATCAGGAACTTTTTTTTGATATACTCTACCATCAATAACTTCTTCCTCAATTCTAGACATTTCTATTGAATGCCAATGTGGTATTGCATCTACTTTTGCAAGAAATCTTTCTTGAATAGGTGCACCCATACGATTGGAAATGTTTGTTTCTAATAATCGTGCCGTTTCTTCATCTTTAAAAACACTCACATATAATTCCAATGCACCTTTATTTCTATCCACCACATAGCGATATATTCTTACATAAGCTTCATCGGTTATACCTTGCGATGTTCCTATTTGTGCTGCTATTTTAATTGCCATAATTGTTTTCTTTTATATATATAAATATATAGATTTTTACTCAAAACCTATTTTTTCTTTTAAATTTTTTAATTCTTTTTTAGTTTCATCTAATTCATTTTTCAGTTCTTTAATAGCTTCCAATAGTAATGCTGGAATACCTCTATCTCTAATTGCCAAATATCCATCAGCACCCTCCCTAACCAAATCAGGAACTATATCTTCAACTTCTTGAGCGATAAATCCAATATCATGTCTTAATCCTGTTGTTTCGTATTCATCAGTACCTTCTCTCCAATCAAACTCAACCCCTCTCATTTTCATTATTTTTTCTAATGAATTTTCTAAAGGTATTACATTATCTTTTAATCGTCTATCCGAAGGAGAACCATACGCAATGATGTTGTTTGATGCTATAATCTGTCCATCATATCTTAATGCAATTGTAGCACCACCACCTCTATTACCAGTGTGAATTCTCAAACCATACGAAGCTCTTAATGCTAAATAGCCATCGTTCAAATCACAAAGGTCACCATCATCAGATACCCAAACACCACCACCACCATAGTTATCAAAGTTTGAACGGAGTACATAAGGAGTACCCAATGTATCATCGTTCAAATAATATCTCTGCCATCTTGAAGACCAACCACCCCAACGTATAAGGTTATCACCATCCAAACCTAAGTTAATAGCGTAGTATCCAGATTTATGGAATGACATGAATGCTCCGTTATTACCAGTAGAGTATGGTTGACACATTGCCGAATCGGTTTGTGTAGCATAATATCCTCTATTGTATAAGAAGTATAATCTTGATGTTGTAGTAAAATCGTATGTTGGTAAACAATATTCTGCTCTGTTATTAGAGTCAATTTGTGCTTTCCAACCAGTATTACCAGACCAAGAGTTTCTAAACCATAATCTATCAACAGGTCCACCAACTAATTGCCATCCATATCCACTATTATAAGAGTTTACATAGTGATATGATTGAACACCCACCCAATGCGAAGTGCCAGGAGGTTGGTTAGCCGGATTTGACCAAGTATCAATATCACCACCACCCCAATCCATTACCCAGTTGAAGTCCGTAGTACCCCAACCCATTGCACCTGTCCAATAGTTTCTATCTCCAGTATAATCTTGCGGTCTTCTCCAGTTTGATTTACCTGTGATTGATATGTTACCTTTACCTCTATCTTCTAATCCCAACCATTGAGAACGAGCATTCGGGTCCATATAGTAACCGGTATCATTTCTATCATAATAAATGTATGCTCTAGCATCGTTCATATATGTAATACGATACAACTCCATGTGAGCGTTACCATATTCAATACGAATCTGCCAGTTACCAGAACTATTCAACATACCAAATCCACTACCATCCCAGTATCCAGAGTATCCTCTTAAATCAGATTCGTAGTTATTGTACATTACAACTCCACCATATCCATATCCACCACCAGCTGATTTCCAATATCCGTTATTAGAATACCAGTGCATACCTCTATTTTGGTTATATAAACCATGCCCAGATGTATTATTTCTAAACCATCCGTTTACATAAACCTCTTGGAATGTAGGTCCGGCATCAGTTCTAACGTTTTGGTTAGCCCAGTTAGATAACCAACCTAAATAAGCAGTGTAATGGTTACCATCTACTGCAAATTGATGCGGTTCTGAACCAGAAGGTCTTCTGAATATCCAATATCCCTCTTGCATTTTTTGGAAATACATGTGGGAACTATGCCATTGTATTTTATTATATTCACCTGTCCAACCACCACTGTCACTATATAACATGTGACCAGCGTTGATGTAAATGTTATTAGCGTTTACAAAATTTAATCGGTTTGTTGAAGCAGGGTCACAATAATATCCAGTATTATTTGTATCATAGAAAATAGTTGCGTAAAAATCACCACCACTTCCTAAGTACATATTTCCAACCCAATAGTTGTACATTGCTACTCTATACCCATTAAGGTACATTTCATATACGTTGAAATAGAAGTTACTTCTATCAGTATAAATGTGAGCATGTGATGTATTTGCAGGTCCAAATTCAATATATCCAGAAGGAGTTTGATGTCTCCATCCCCAACTACCACCTCTCCAATAATAACTACCATCTCCATAATCGATTGTTGATAAACGAGAGCGGCCAGCAGGGTCACAAAAGAATGCAGTATTGTTTAAATCATAAAAAATTGGTGCACGAGATGAACCATTTGAGTATGAGTTACTACCTCTATCAATATAAAAAGCGGTTGAACCCCATGAACCATTTCTGTGTCCGTGGTCATAATTAACTCTAAAGTATCCAGAATCTGCATATCCATATCCACAAGACCATGTTTGACTATCAAATCCGTTAGAGAATAATATCGAAGGTCTATCCGTACCAGGAGAACCATTAACTCTAAATTCAGCAACAATACCCCAAGAGTTATCACCCTGATTGTTTGCAAATTGAATTGCTCTACTATTAGGACCTGTTCCTAATTTTGTAAATGTTGCAACAAGACCACTATTACCAAATTCACTATATCCATTAGGGTCTACATAATATGCACTATTGTTAGCATCATAGAATATAGTACCATATATAGGATATCCACTATAAACATAAGAACTATAAATTTCCCAAGTTGTAGTACCACTTGCGTTTATACCACCACCCATATTAAAGTGTAATCCAGCGGTTGAACCATTTACTCTAAAGTTTGCCCAGTTTGAACTATCCAATGGTGATATCCAAATCATTTTGGTATTATCATTGTTTTGGATTTGTAATGCGGATGTCCAAGCTCCAGGGTATGAACCATAGTTGTACTCACCAAAACCATCTTGCTTAATTGTAAGTGCTCTGGTTGCCGATGAAGTCCCCGTTGTATTCATTTTAAGATAACGGATGTTTGAAGTAGCATTAGGGTCTACATAATATCCAGTATCGTTATAATCATAGAATATTGGTGAACGCATCTGATTATATGCGTAGAAAATACCACCACTAAATTCACCCCAGTTACTATTATTACCAGCACCAAAGTATATTACACTACCATCATAGTGGTTTAGATACAATCCATATCCACTACCTGCATCTAAGTGTAAGTTACCATTTGTAGTTGCTACCGATGCAAACGCACTATCAATATATCCGTTTCTACCATCACCACCAACTAAAAGATATGCTCCCCAAGTGTTATTTGGTCCAAATAATGCACCACCTCTCATTCTTAGGGCGGTCATTGATGTTGAGTTAGGGTCTATGTAATATCCACTATCATTGGAATCGTAAAATATTGCACCATATACTCTATTATCAAAATATGCAATCGAATTTCCACTTTCTCTACCAATATATGCAAATTGGTTATTTCCAGTGGTATTATCCATAAAACGAACATACGAATTATTGTTATTATCGTTTGAGTCTACTCTTAAAACAATATCATTGAATGAGTTAATACTCATTGAATCACTAAAACTACCGTTTAAATCAGTAGATGCTATACCATGATTAGAATAAGTGTTATAGTTTGCATTCCAATCAAATGACATATATGCAATCCTAAATAATGCAGATGAGTAAGTACCATATCCCTGTGCATATCCTTTATTTGTATCCGAACCAAAATATGTTGTATCAGTTATCGTTGTATTGAAACGAGATGTTGATGCAAAATCTCCATAATACCCAGTGTTATTGTTATCGTAGAATAATGGTGAACGAGTATCTACATAAGAATATAGTCTACCATCATTATCCAAACGCATACCCTCCGTTCCGTTGATTGATGTAAAATCCGATGTATTATTTACATAGAATCGTAATCTACCACCAACGTTTGTTCTACCTGCTATAATAAAGTTATCTCCATTATTACCCAATTGTAAACCATACCAATTAAGAGATGCATGATATATATCAGAACCTGCGGTGTATCTTGCTCTGAAATGATATGATGAATTATATAATCTAATATCAGCTGCATCATTTATTGAATTTACATTCAGATACATTGTACCATACAACCAGTTTGTACCAGTTGAATAAATACCAGAAGGATGATATGATGCATTACCAGTACCAGCTACGTTTGAATTACCTTGATATGAATATGCTTGTAATGTATTTAGATTTGAATTACTTGCTCCATTTATATAATATCCAGTGTTATCGGAATCATAAAATATTGGTGCTCTGAAATCGTTTAGTGCAAATACTGTACCATTTGTATCTATATAACTTTTTATAGTAGCACTTCCATTAGTATAAAAATAAAGACCATATCCAGTTTCGGCCCATAGTGCTGGGTCTATATTTGCATTACCTTCCCATAATCCTCTACGAGTAAATCCACCAATATTTGCTGTGTTTGCTGCATTTCTTAATCTAAATCCACTATTAAATTGTCCATCAACATATCCAGTCGATGATATATTTGCAAAAGTTACACTATCAGTTGTACGAACATTTTGATTCATTGCGTACAATTCGTTAGCACCTTGTCCAGTATTTACCGTAGCAAATGTTACACCATCCGTAGTTCTTACGTTTTGGTCCATCGCATAAAGTTCGTTAGCACCTTGTCCAGTATTAACGGTTGCAAATGTTACACCATCCGTAGTTCTTACGTTTTGGTCCATTGCGTATAATTCGTTAGCCCCTTGCCCAGTATTAACGGTTGCGAATGTTACTGCATCGGTTGTACGAACATTCTGATTCATTAAATAAACTTCAGTTGCTCCCTGTCCAGTATCAATTGTACCACTTATAGTTATATTACCAGCACTTACTGAAAGGTTTCCTCCGGTTACACTAACACCATTAGTTGCTGTAATTGTTGCATGTTGAACGTTATCAGTTGTACGAACATTCTGATTCATTAAATAAACTTCAGTTGCTCCTTGTCCGGTATCTATCGTACCACTAAGAACTACGTTACCACTTACTGATAAAGTATTATCTGCTGTCCATCTATCAGTACTTTCATCCCAATAGAATGATACCGTTGATGATGAACCTCTCCTAACTTCTATACCAGCGTTTTCAGTTGGTGCTCCAGATGTGAAGTTTGAATTAAGAGTTATTATATTATCCGCTAATAGGATTGTTTCAGTATTAATTGTAGTTGTTGTACCACTCACAGTTAAATTTCCTGTAATTGTGGCGTTACCAGTAACCGTTAATAATGTACCATCGAAAGTTAAATTACTTTCAACCGTTCCGTTTGGTGCAGTTCCATTTAGGGTGATTACACCATTATCAGTTGTACCAGTTAATGATAATAAACCGGATGTACCTCCACTACCAGATGAACCAGCCGAACCAGAAGTTCCCGAAGTTCCTCCGCTTCCAGATGTACCAGCACTTCCAGTAGTTCCCGATGTGCCCCCACTTCCAGATGAACCACCACTTCCAGAAGTTCCTCTAGTTCCAGAAGTTCCTCCACTTCCAGCTGAACCAGATGACCCAGACGTTCCACCACTACCAGATGTACCAGTTGTTCCTGATGAACCTCCACTTCCAGAGGTTCCTGTTGTTCCTGATGTACCTCCACTTCCAGAGGTTCCTGTTGTTCCTGATGTACCTGCTGAACCAGATGTTCCAGCAGACCCAGATGTTCCGGCTGAACCAGAAGTACCCGTAGTTCCAGAAGTTCCTGCTGACCCAGAAGTACCAGCACTACCGCTTGTACCTGTTGTGCCAGATGTTCCAGAAGTACCACTATCACCTGTTCGTGCAAATCCAACTACCAATTGTGCGTTATTAGTTGGAATCGTACCACTAACATAAGTTACAGGTATTTTAAAATATCCAGATGCATTTGTTACGTTACCTGTAATTGTGAATATGTTATTTACCGTACCACTATCTCTTGATGATAGTATAAGAGTACCTCTATTATTTGGTGTATTACTATCATCCCAACTATTAAACCATGCTAATTGGTTATTACCACTTTGGTCTAAAATATCAATGTATAGGAAAGTTACCGATGCAATTGTTGCGTTATTATATTGAACTCTACCACTACCAGGATCGGAATCAGTTATTGTTGTTGAAAAATCATATTTTATTCCACCACTCTGTCCGCTAGTACCACCAGTTCCAGAAGTACCAGTCGTACCAGATGTACCTGCACTTCCAGAAGTTCCCGTTGAACCGGATGAACCAGCAGAACCCGTTGACCCAGAAGTACCAGAAGTACCAGATGAACCAGCAGTTCCAGCTGAACCGGTTGAGCCAGTTGAACCACTACTTCCACCACTTCCACTACTACCACTTGAACCAGATGTTCCAGAAGTTCCTGAAGTACCTCCACTTCCAGATGTACCACCCGTACCACCCGCTCCACCTATACCAGAAGAGCCCGATGAACCTCCAGTTCCAGTTGAACCAGAAGTTCCTGATGTACCACTTGTACCACCCGTTCCACTTGTACCAGATGAACCACCAGCTCCACTTATACCACCACTACCAGCACTACCACTTGTACCACCACTACCAGACGTTCCATTTATTCCCGATGAACCATTCGAACCAGAAGAACCAGATGAACCTGTTAATCCAGAAGTACCACTAGAACCAGTTGTACCAGATGTACCTGCCGAACCTGTTGTACCTGCCGAACCCGTTGTACCAGCCGAACCCGTTGAACCAGATGTTCCTGATGTGCCACCGCTACCACTACTTCCACCACTACCACTTGAACCAGATGTACCACCACTTCCGGATGAACCATTCGTACCAGAAGTTCCCGATGTTCCTCCGCTTCCAGAAGAACCAGATGAACCACCACTTCCGCTTGTTCCTGAAGTTCCTCCGCTACCACTACTTCCAGAAGAACCAGATGTTCCAGAAGAACCACCACTACCAGAAGTTCCAGCAGAACCCGTTGAACCAGATGAGCCACTTGTACCCCTAGTTCCAGAAGAACCAGATGTACCACCACTACCACTACTTCCAGATGTACCCGAGCTACCTCCACTACCAGATGAACCAGAAGAACCACCACTACCACTACTTCCAGAAGAACCAGATGTTCCCGATGTACCAGAAGTTGCTGCTGCAAATCTTCTACCAATTCTACCTGTTGCTAAATTTATAACAAGTACTTCATTTGTAGTATCATCGGTTGGTAGTGTATTTCCAGTAATTCCTATACTACCACTAACGGATAAGCTACCAGTTATTTCTTGTCTATCAACAACATTATCTCCAAATTTATTTGAACCAGATGCAAATATTACTGATGATGAAATAAATGTTGTATGTAATTCAGTTGATGTAATTCTACCACCTACATTTAAGTTTTGTGTTATTACAACTGAACCAGTTATATTTGAATTACCATTAACTGCTAAACCACCACTTATTGAAGTTGGTACATTTACTACCAAGCCTCTATTTGGTGAAATATTTGCAATTGCCGAACCTGATTTTATTTGGTCTAAATCTCC